TCGCCGCGCTTGAGCTTCTCGCGCACGAACGCCTGCAGGGTGGAGTGGTGGACGTCCTGCTGCACCCTGACGTCGAGGCCGCGATCCTGCAGCTCGCGCGCGATCGACAAGGCCTTGTTGTGTTCCTTCTTGTCGAAGTGCGCGATCACCTGGTTCTTGATCAGTGCTTCTCCGCCTGCCGCTTCCAGGACGCTGATGGCTGAGGCGCGCTGCACGGGTTCCTTGGGCAGGGACCCCTGCACGTAGTCGTCGACCGTGACGGTCGAGTTGTCGGTGAGCCTGAAGCTGGCCAGACCGGCTTCCAGCATCAGGCTCGGGAGCTGGTTGAAACGCAGCTCGTTGAGCTGCTTGCGCAGCTTGTCCATTTCCTCTTCCCCGATCGCGATCATGCGTTCCAGGTGGACGGCGGACGTCGCCAGCCTGGAGATCTCTTTCAGGGTATCGGGAGCGGCCTGGGGCCGCTCCGACAGGATCCGCTCGTTCAGGTCGTCCATTACAGCGGCCCCTCGTTGCGCCGGCCCTGCTGCACGTCTTCGCCGCCTTCGGCCTCGCCGTCGCTCATGTCGCCGCGCACCTTGCCGCCGACGATCGCCTCGCGGAAGCGCACGGCCTCTTCGAACAGCTGCACGGCGCCTTCGATCTCGGACAGCAGCGGGCCGCGCTCCACCTTCCAGATCATCCAGGTGCCCTTGGCGTTCGACGTCGGCACCGTCGAGAGGTCGTAGGTGCGATAGAAGATCGGCGGGCGGAACACCTTGCCGTCTGGCGACGTCACTTCCTCAGACGTGATGTAGGTGTTGATCCGCTTGGCTTCCTTCAGCTGGGTGGACGCCATGGGGATGAAGGTCTTGCGGCCGCGCGCCGTGACGTTGAGGGCGTAGAACTCCGCCGTCTCCATGATCACGTTGCCGTTCGGCAGCGTCGGCTGGCCGTTCTCTCCCGGCCGTGTGTTGCTCATGATGGCGTTGGACGTGTGCGCGCGCACGATGCCCTTGTTGCTGGAGCCGCGCGGCATCCACTCGTTCCACACCTTGGTGTAGTGCGCGATCACGATGCGAACGCCATTGGGAAAGGCCTCCCTCAAGCCGACGTCGTAGATCTGCCCGACGCGGGCGTTGGGGTCGTATTCGGGACGCCCCTGTGCGACCTGGGGACTGAGCCCCTGCAGGATGGTCAGGCGCGGGATCAGCAGGTCCTGGGCGCCGATCGTGTCCAGGCCGGCGCCGGCATGCTCGCGCATGCGGTCCATCAGGTCTGATTGTGCGGGGATTTGTTGCGACGTGGTCGCGACGGTACGCTTGGCCATCGTGTTGCCCTCCTCAGGCAGGCCCGCGCCGCGAATGCGGTCGCCGGGGCCGATCGAAAATATGCTCCCGGGATCGGCCGATTGCAAGAAAATAAATCGCAGGCCTTTAAGTGCTTGAAATTCCTTGAGAACAAAATTCGGAAAAAGGGCTTGTCAATATACTGGCCAGCCTCTATCTCTGGGTCTCGCTGCTGATGACCCTCTCGAATGGAGACCGCCCCATGACTTTCCAGATCGTCCTCGTGAACGCCATCGAAGAAGGCCCGGTCCACACCAGCTCGTCGCGCCTGCCCAACGCCTACGAGACGCTGGCGTGCGCCCGCGCAGTCGCTCGCCGCATGGTCGACGCCGGGTGGTGCGACTGGGCGCGCGTCGTCGCGTGGGGCACGAACGATCTGCCCGTCAATTTCTGCGTCGGCGAAAGCTTCGTTGACGAAATCCCGTTCTGAGCCGCACCCATCAACCGCCATCCACCGGAGCCACGCCCATGACCGAACGCACCTACAGCATCGAGCTCACCGCCCGCCAGGCCGACGAGATCTTCGGCTTCATCAACGTTGCCAGCGTCTACTACCAGCAGGAGGTCGAGCGGATAAAGCCGCTGGTCGGGGTCTACGACATGACGATCGCGACGGTCGACGAGCTGGCCGGCAAGGAACTGATGATCGAGATCGCGCGCACGCGCTGGATCGAGTTCTACCAGTACATCAAGAAAATCCGCACGGCCGAGCGCGGCGCCGAGGAAGGGGGTGCGGCATGAGGGTCCAGATCCCGGCCTACACTGATCGCTGGATGATGGGCGATCGCTACGGCGAAGTGATCAAGGTCACCGTGCGCAAGGAACGCTACGTTGGCGTGCCATCGCAGCGCGTGCCCGTCGACAACTACGAGGTCGCCCACGTCAAGCTGGACAAGTCAGGCAAGATGATCCGCTGCGTCCTGTCCGATTGCACGGAGGTCTGAGATGAGCTGGAAGGTCGAAGTCCAGGCCGACAGCACCGGCACATGGGCCGGCAATGCGCTGCGCTTTGCCTACGAGCTGGAGGCGAGGGCTTATGCGATCGACCTGTCGCGCCGCTGGACGGCGGTGCGGCAATATCGCGTCGTCGAGACGGAGGATCCCGTGAACGAACCGAGCAAGGATCGATCATGATCGAGGGGATATTTTTTGGGATCTTTACGGTGGGGCCGTTGTTCCTCATCGTTTATGTGTTTCTCCGCCTGATCCTCTGGATGGCCACGCCGGCAACCGTTCAGTACGACAAAACCGTTCAGTACGACAAAGAGGGTTTCTATGACGACTGACAAGATGGAGCGCTGGCAAGTCCGGCTGCAGGCAAACGCGGACGCGACCGAGCGCTGGACCCGCAAGCTGTTGCGCGCGGCGACCGAGCTGCAGAAGCTGCGGCAGGAACGCAAGCGGCTGGTGGCGCAGCCGAAAGGCAAGCTGAAGCTGGCGCGGCCAGACATCAGTCAAATCCCGCGCATGGCTGCCGGCGGCAGCGAATTCAACGACGAAATCCCGCTGTAGAAAAAAGAGCTGGCCAGCCCTTGACGGATGAAAGGGCTGCCCTTATCTCAGGATCATCGAAACCGAGCAACCAAGGAACCCTGACATGACCACCGCGAACCTGACCTCCACGATCGATCGCCTGGGCGCCCTGAACGCGCAGATCGCCAAGCTCACCGTCGAGCAGGACGCCCTCAAGGCCGTGATGGTCGAGGTCGGCCCCGGCAAGTACCAGGGCGACTTCTACGCCATCACCGTCACCGAGGCCTCGCAGCGCGAAGGCCACGACAAGGTGATGAAGGCCAAGATCGAGGAGCTGATCGCGACGCACCTCTCCACGCAGTACGTGACGGCGCACACGATCTTCACCCAGGTGAAGCCCGCCGTGCGCGTCTCGGTCCGCAAGGACGTCGAGGTGGCGGCATAAGCCGCCGTCTACACCGCCATCACCCGAACAACCCTGGAGCCCTGCCATGACCAAGAAGATCGCCTATACCGCCACCTTTTCTGACGGCACCGTCAAGACCCGCAACAGCCACCGCGAATACGGCTTCGCCTACCACGCCACCGGCACCACGGCCGACGGCACGGTCGTCACCTCGCGCGGCGGCTTCTCGCGCACCCGCGCGCTGGCCCAAAGAGCCATGGACGCCGAGATGAGCTGGCTGGTCACCAAGCCGACCATGCCGCGCCACGTCGGCGGCATCGCCTACACGATCGAGATGCGCAAGCGCATCGCGGCATGGAAGCCCGGCAAGATCGACTTCGCAGAGGTGGTCGCCACCTCCCGGCCCGGCCCAGAGCTGTTGTCCGAGCTGTTCCCGGTCGCCGGCCGCTGAAACCAGAACATCCAGGAGCCCTGCCATGACCGAAGCCGAAGCCCGCCGCCTCGCAGCCACCGATCGCGACTATCGCGCCCGCAAGCTGCGCGGCCGCTGGGTCGTGTGGTGCGACCAGTCCGACCATGTGGTCGACTTCGAGCCGCTCGATCCGCGCCGTGAAATGAACGGACCTTTTTCCGAGCACGACTGAAAAAGGGCTTGTCTTTTTCAAGCCAGCCCTTTATATGTCTTCTTGCGGCCCGAGAGGCCGCGCCCGAGCAACCCTGGAGCCCTGCCATGAACCTGACCCCGCAACAGTCCGCCTTCGTCGACACCGTCGTCCGCCAGGAGCGCAACGTCGCGCTGATCGCACGCGCCGGCAGCGGCAAGACTTCGACCATCCTCGCGGCCGTGAACGCGCTGCGCGCGTCGAGCTCGGATCTCGCCATCACGGTGTGCGCCTACAACAAGGCGATCGAGGTCGAGATCTCCGCCAAGCTGAAGAAGGCCGGCCACACCGACTGGAAGGTGACCGGCGCGCAGACGGCGCACGCGATGGGGTGGGGCCTCGTGCGCTTCGCCTTCCGCAACCCGAAGATCGAGAAGAACAAGGTGCGCGAGCTGGCCTACGAGATCCTGGACGCCGTCCCGGGCTCGCGCCCCGACACCGCCTTCGCCGGCACCCTGCGCCAGTACGGCTCCCAGGTGGTCGAGCTCGTCAGCAAGGCCAAGCAGTCCGGCGTCGGCTTCTTCGACGACGCTCCGATCGGATCGGTCGACACCTGGGCCCGCATCGCTGAGCACTACGACATCAACGGCCTGGACGAGACGGACGCGCTCGACGAAGTGATCAAGGCGGCGCAGCACCTCTACAAACTGTCGCTCGACCAGACCGACGTCGTCGACTTCGACGACATGGTGCTGTTCCCGCTGATCAAGAATTTGCGCGTGAAGTTCACCCGCGACGTGATCTTCATCGATGAGGCGCAGGACATCTCGCGCGCCCGTCAGGCGCTGGTGCGCAAGTTCCTCACTCCGGGCGGACAGCTGCATATCATTGGCGACGACCGCCAGGCGATCTACGGCTTCTCGGGCGCGGACGCAGACGCGCTGCCGAACATGATCGAGGCGCTCGACAGCGTGATCCTGCCCCTCACCGTCACGTTCCGCTGCCCCAAGGCAGTGGTGGCACTCGCCCAGCAGATCGTGCCGGACCTGGAGGCCGCCCCTGACGCGATCCAGGGGCAGGTGGCGCGCGTGGACATCAAGGCGCTGGCCAGCACCCCGTTCGTTCCCGGGCAGGCCATCCTCTGCCGCAACACCGCCCCACTGATCGCGGCCGCATACGGCCTGATCCGGCGCGGCATCGCCGCGAAGGTGGAAGGGCGCGACATCGGCATCGGGCTCTCCAAGCTGGCGCGGCGCTGGAAGGTCGACCTGATCGAGGACCTGCTGCCGCGCCTGGAGAACTACCGCGCGCAGGAAACCCAGAAGGCGACGGCGAAGGGATCCGACGCCAAGGCCGAGCAGGTGGCCGACAAGGTCGACACCCTGGTCGAGATCTGCACCGCCGTGCAGGCCAAGGGGCAGCACAAGGTCGAGGACGTCGTGGCCTTCATCGCGGACCTGTTCGGTGACGACGTCGACCCGAAGGCGTGCGTGACGCTTGCCACCTACCACCGCGCCAAGGGCCGCGAGTGGGCCGACGTGTTCCTGATCGAGCACCACACCCGCTGTCCCTCGAAGGCGGCCCGCCAGCCCTGGCAGCAGCGGCAGGAAAGCAACCTGGCCTACGTCGCCTTCACCCGCGCCATGAAGACCCTGACCTTCCTGGGGTGAACAGCACGGGCGTCAATTCCCGCCGAATTGACGCCCGTATGGAGAAAACCTCTCCCGAAAAAGGAGGGGTTTTCTCCATAGCCCGCAAACGGGGGTTCACGCCCCAAAACGAAACAGGAACAGATCCCATGAAATCCGCCACGAAATCCGCTTTGGTTGCTCCCGCACAAGCACTTACCCGCGACGCATGGCTGACGCAGTTCATCGAAATGGCGCGGCCATTGTTCGCGCATGCTGGCCAGCCTCTGCCGCCGATCGTGCGGGCGGCCATCTGCCCGCCGCACCGGGCGAAGCAGCGCTACATCGGGCTGTGCTGGTCGGACGCCGTGTCGGAGGACAACGGACGCGAGATCTGGATCACGGCGGCGGAGACCGACCCGGTGAAGGTCGCCGGCATCATGGTGCATGAGCTCGCGCACGCGGCCCTGCCGCACTCCGAGAAGCACGGGAAGCGCTTCGGCAAGCTGGCGCGCGCCCTGGGGCTCGAAGGGCCGCTGAGGGCGACGACTGAGGGCGCGGTGTTCAGGATGCTCTGGGCGGACGTCCTTGCTCGGTTGGGGCCCCTCCCAGCTGCCAGGTTCGTCGCCGGCGCAGCCGTCGACTTCCGCAAACAGAAGACCCCGAAGATGACCAACGTCGCCTGCCCGCACTGCGGCTTCGTGGCGAAGGTGAAGGTCGACCAGCTGACGTGGGGCCGGCTGACGTGCCCGGTGCATCCGGAAGAGCAGCTGCTGATGCCGAAGGAAAGGAGCTGACCATGCCGAAGCCCGTCTGCGTCCCGTGCCAGCGGTTTTTCCGCCCCCTGCGCAACGGCGTCACCGTGCAGGAGAACATGCCGATCGGCACCATGGTGCCCGCCGGCCTGGAGGCTCCGGAGCTGTGGAAACCCTACAAGGCCTGGCAGGCAGATACCTGGGAGTGCCAGGGGTGCGGCGCCGTCATTGCGAACGGCTTCGGGCTGCAGCCGCTCTGGGAGCGGCACCACCAGGAGAAGATGCCTGAGGCAGAGGTCCAGGTGAATGACTGCTGAAGGGGGTAGGATCGAAAAGCTCAAAGATCACGTTTTGATCGTTCTGGTACCGCTCCAACCTTTTTATCGGAAAAGTAAAAAAAAAGAAAAAGAGGAGGGTGAGAGAAAAAAAGTGAGAGCGGCGCCAGAATGATCAAGACGCGATCTTTGAGCTTTTTCGTTCCTACCCTCTGATACCGTTTTTGCCCGTTTGCCAGGCTCTTAAATAAATGCTTTATTCTAATACTCTGCTTCCCACATCAGAAAGGGCTAATAATGAGTGAATTACAACTCAAGGGATGGTTGGCAAACGAGCTCCAGGGAAGGTGGATGGATACCATTAGCCCAGGGGCTGGATCCACCTTCGGGTATCCTGACCTGGGTATGCTGGTGCCGGGGACCGCCCTCTATGTTCCGATCGAGCTCAAGCTTGCCGAAGTCCGGGCTATCCTGCCGAGGCGATTGAAGCGGGAGACGCCTGCCGGTTGGGAACACACCATCACCCGGGGAGGGAACATCGTGCGCCCGTCCCGCCTGCGCCCCAGCCAGATTGCTTGGCACGATGGCTTTGTTCGTGCCGGTGGCTATTCCCGCCTGGTCGTTGCGACCCTGCTCGCCCGTGGCTGGTGCGCCTGGGTAATCGATCGCCCGGGCCGTGAACAGCTCATGGGCTGGAAAGACGGTTATCCCCTGGAGCAGCTGCACCTCGTGGCGGAGGATAACCGGCTCGATCTGGATGCGTGGTGGCAAGGTCCGCGCGCGTGGTGGCAAGAGCAATTAGCCTCTGCGGCTCTAGGACAACCTCACCAGCCTGCAGCGGAGCCCGCTGGTGCGATAAAAAGGGCTGCCCGGTAGGGTGCATAGGGTTTGTTGCAAAACGCACCAGCGAGGCTTAGAAGCGGCCGTGAGCGTTGTTCAGAACAAAAGTGAACATGGCAAACGGTAATCCGAGGTGGAAAAAAGGTGGGGTGAGCCCAAATCCTGCCGGCCGCCCGCCAGGCCCGACTGCGCCCACGCTGCTGCTGAAGGAAGCATTCCTGCTCGCCGCCAAGCGTGCCGGCGGCGACACTGACGACGGCCTGGTGAATTATCTGCAAGGCGTCGCGATCAGTCACCCTGGCGTGTTCGTGACGGCGCTCAGTAAAATAATCCCGATCGAGATCGAGGCAAAAGGCAACGGGCATATTACGATCGAGATCGTGAAGCGCTTCGACGACGATCCGCCGCTTAAAACGATCGAGCACAAATCAAATGGCAAACACGTCAACGGCAACGGGATTAAAGATCCGGCTGCCGAATAATTGGCGCGCGCGCGATTATCAAAAGCCGCTTTGGAATTATCTGGCGGACGGTGGCAAGCGCGCCATCGCCATCTGGCACCGCCGCGCCGGCAAGGACGACGTCATCCTGCATCACACCGCGTGCGCCTCCCAGGAGCGCGTCGGCAACTACTGGCACTGCCTGCCCGAGTATGCGCAGGGCCGCAAGGCTATCTGGAATGCCATCAACGGCCACACCGGCAGGCGTCGCATCGACGAGGCCTTCCCGCACGAGATCCGCGCGAACACAAACGACAACGAGATGTTCATCCGCTTTCGCAACGGATCGACCTGGCAGGTGATTGGCTCCGACAATTACAATGCACAGATGGGCTCCTCGCCTGTCGGCATCGCGTACAGCGAATGGGCGCTCTCGCATCCAGGCGCGTGGAGTTATCACCGCCCAATCCTGGAAGAAAATAACGGATGGGCCGCATTCATCACGACACCGCGCGGCCGTAATCATGCCAAATCCATGTACGACATGGCGCTGCAGTCGCCTGGATGGTTTGCCGAGAAGCTGACGGCGTTCGATACCAAAGCCCTTTCAGGCGAGCAGCTCGAAGCCTCGCTGAAGGAATATATTGCGCTGTACGGTCGCGACGTCGGCACCAGCCAATATCAGCAGGAATACCTGGTTGATTTTAACAGCTCAGTGCTCGGCGCGTTCTATGCACTGGAAATGATGGACGTGCGCAAGGAGCGCCGCGTGCAGCCGATCGCGCCGGACTACGATCGCCCGGTGCATCGCGCCTGGGACATCGGCGTGCGTCACGACACCGCCATCTGGTGGTTCCAGATGGTCGGAGGGCAGATCTTCATTCTCGATGTCTACGGCGCCAGCAACGTGGGCGTGGAGCACTACCGCGACATGATCGCGGAGCGCCGCAAGCAGCACGGATGGATCGACGGCACCGACTACGTCCCGCACGACGCCAAGGTGTTCGAATGGGGCGGCGGCCGCACGCGCGTCGAGAGCATGCAGGAGTTTGGCCTCAACCCGAACGTCGTGCGCGGCGCCACCAAGGCGGACGGCATCGAGGCCGCACGCAGGACGCTTCCGCTCTGCGTCTTTCACCCGCGCACCGAGGAGGTCGGCCTGGCCGCCCTGGAGCTCTATCACCGCAAGTGGGATGCCGAGCTGAAGGCCTTCAGCAAGGACGAGGAGCATGACTGGACCTCGCACTACGCCGACGCCTTCCGCTATTTGTCGCTGGCGTGGCAAGCCCTTCCGGTAGTAAAACCGCCAGAGCCGAAGCACACCGGCTGGTTCATTCCGCCGCCCGAGGACGGCCCGATCGTGCGGCGCTACGGGGGCATGCAGCTATGAACACGCACGACGACCTGCGCATGCTGGCCAGCGGCATCCACAACGCCATCGCCGGCATGAACAACGGCAACGTGCTGCAGTTCATGCTGGTCGTGATCGTGCCGAAGGGCGACGGCGAAGTCACCATCAACACCATCACCGCCATCACGGACCCGCAGCAGGTCGCGCAGATCGGGCAGCACCTGATCGACATGTCGCGCGCGCAACTCGAAGAATACGGCCGGCTGGTCGACGACGACAGCACAGTCGAGGGACACGCCTAACCGATCGAGGGCTCCATGGTTTCCATCGCAATCTGTGAAGGCTGCTGACAATGGCTTCGGTATCTCCCGGCAAGGTTGCATCACCCGCTTCCGGGCAGATCGACGAAGTCAACGTCTACTCCGAGCCGAAGAACGCCCGCGTCTGGCTCGACATGCTGATCGAGGCCGAGCGCTCGTTCGAAAGCTGGCACGATCGCTGCGACAACATCGACAAGCAGTACGCCAACCTGGACCGGCTCGCGGACAAGGAGCGCGCCAAGGAATTCCAGATGTTCTGGGCCAACATGCAGGTGCTGGCGCCGAGTGTCTACGCGCGGCCGCCGACGCCGGTGGTAGTACCTAAATTCAAGGACCGCAGGCCGATCTTCCAGACCGCGAGCGAGATCGCGGAGCGCTGCGCCATCGTGTCGTTCGACCTGGGCTATATCCACGACGCGCTGCTGCTGGTGCGCGACAACCTGGTGCTGCACGGTCGCGGAGCTCTCTGGGTCCGGCACGAGAGCGCCAAGGGCAACAGGCCCGAGAAGGTCTGCATCGAGCACAAGGACCGCCACGACTTCCTGCACGACCCCGCCCGCAACTGGTACGAGGTGCAGTGGGTCGCGGCCGCCAGCTACCTGACGCGCGAGGAGGCCAGGAAGCGCTTCGGCAAGTACAGCGGCGAAGCCTATGACAAAGCCGAATACAAGATCGATCGCGACACGCGCGACATCGGTGGATCGGACGAGCGCGAGCGCGCCAAGATCTGGGAGGTCTGGCACCGTGGCCTAGGCCGCGTCGTCTGGATCTCGGAAGGCGTCGAGGTGTTGCTCGATGACGCGCCGCCACACCTGGACCTGCAAGGCTACTTCCCCTGCCCACGGCCGGCCTACGCCACCTGCCAGCCCGGATCCCTGGTCCCCGTCCCAGACCTTCTCTACTACCGCGACCAGCTCGACGAGCTGAACAAGCTCACCGGGCGCATCCACGCCCTGGCCGACACGATCGAGGTGAAGGGCTTCTATCCGTCCGGTGGCAACGAGATGGCGGACGCGATCGAGACCGCCCTGCGCACCAAGACGACGTCCCGCGTGCTGGTGCCGATCAAGGACTGGGCCGCCTTCGGCGGCACCAAGGAAGTCATCATCTGGATGCCGATCGACATGATCGCCAACACCATCAACGTGCTGGTGACCCTGCGCAAGCAGATCATCGACGACATCTACCAGGTGATGGGCCTGTCCGACATCATGCGCGGCGCCACCGACCCGAACGAGACCCTGGGCGCGCAGCAGCTCAAGATGCAGTCCGGCTCCGTCCGCATCAAGGACAAGCAGGGCGAGATGGCGCGGCTGTCGCGCGAGTGCGTGCAGATCGTCACCGAGGTGATCACCGAGAAATTCAGCGACGACACCATCATGGCGATGAGCCAGACGCAGCTGCCGCGCAAGGCGCAGCACATGATGGAGGTGGCGCAAAAGCAGCAGCAATTGGCCATGCAGCAGCAACAAGCCATGCAGCAATTGCAGCAGCTGCAGGCGCCGCAACCAGGCGGACAAATAGGCGGACAAATAGGCGGACAAATAGGCGGCCCGCCCGGCGGCCCCCAGGCCGCCGAGCAGATCCAGCAACAACTCCAGATGGCACAGGCGCAGCTGAAGTCCTTTGCCGAAAAGCCGACCTATGAGGACGTGATGCTGTTCCTGCGCAACAACCGCGCCAGGAGCTTCGTGCTCGACATCGAGACCGACAGCACCATCCAGCTCGACGAGCAGAAGGAAAAGCAGTCGCGCGCCGAGTTCCTCCAGGTGCTCGCGCCCATGCTGCAGCAGCTCGGCGCCATGATCACGGCGCAGCCGGCCATGACGACATTCGCGGGCGAGATCCTCAAGTTCGGCATCGCGCCCTACCGCGTCGGGCGCCAGCTCGACAACGCGATCGACGACATGGTGTCGATGCTGCAGTCGCAGACCGGCCAGCCAGGAGGCGGACCGAACGCCGAGAAGGACAAGGCGTCAGCCGCAGACGCCGCCATGAAGGCGCAGGTCGAGCGCGAAAAGATGCAGTGGCAGGCGCAAGAGAACGAGAAGGAGCGCCAGCTCAAGATGGCCGAGATCCAGCTCAAGGGCCAGACCGAGATGCGCAAGCTGCAGAACGAGCAGCAGATCGCGCAGCTGGAATATGAGGGCAACGAGAAGGAGCGCCAGGCCAAGATCATGCAGATCAACGCCCAGATCCAGCGTGACGCCCAGAAGGGCGCGATCGACCAGCAAAAGGCGCACACCGACATCGCGCTCAACGCCCAGAAGCAGCGCATCGTCGCCCAGGGCATGCAGGAAAAGAACGCCATGGTGCGCGACCAGATGCACATGAAGGCGCAGGACAACGTCCTGAACCGCGACATGAAGGCTCGCCAGTTCGAACAGCAGCAGCGCAACAAGGGCCCGAGGCCATGAGCTGGTACGACCGCACCGATCACAGGTGGATCTACCTGCTGCTCACCGTTGCCGTCGTCGCGCTCGTCATCGTGCTCGTGTGGACCTAGGAGGGGGTCATGCCCTACTACGGCGGCACTCCCATGGCGGCCGATCCAACGTTCCTGATGGATCGGCTGATGAAGCAGGGCTATTCGCGGGTGCAGGCTGCCGCGATCGTCGGCAACTTGCAGCGCGAGAGCGGGCTCGCCTCCAACAACATGAACAAGCAGGAAGGCGCCTACGGCCTGATGCAGTGGCGCGGCCCGCGCTTTGATGCACTGCAGCAATTCGCCCAGCAGCAGGGCAAGGCATGGACCGACCCAGGCACGCAGGCCGACTTCATTGCGCACGAGATGCGTACGACCGAGCGCGGCAACGCCGCACCGTTCATGGCGGCGCGCACGGTCGACGAGGCCTCCGCCGCCCTCAAGCCTGTCATCCGCTATGGCGACAAGTCCGGTCCTGAACGCGCCATGCACGCCCGCAACTTCTTCGGCAATCCCGATCCCGGTGCGCCGAAGCAAGCGGCTGCGCCGTCCCCTCCTGCTGCTCAGGCGGCGCAGCCTGTTTCACGTGAAACCCCGCGCCAGGACCTGGCGCAGGCCACCATGAGCCGTGCCCCGCAGCAGCGCGGCCTGCGCGGTGGTCTGCTCTCGCTGGGCGAAATGGCCGGCGCCATGGTCGAGGCCCAGAAGGCCGGCAGGCCCAGCATCATGGACAAGCTCGGCGCCCTTGGTCAGCCGGCACTTGCCCCAGCTCCTGCTCCTGCTCCTGCTCCCGTCGACCTGCAGGCACCGCAACAGCCGGTGGCGACGGCACCTCCTGGAGCACCCGAGCCGCCGGCATTCCCAGGAGGCGCCCCGCTCCCGCGCCCCAGGCCCATGACCGGCCCTGGCATGATGCAGGGCGACTACGTTGACCCAAGGGAAACCGTCGCAGGCCTTGGGTCCCTGGTCGATCCGAGAACGGGGTTCGATTATGGCTAGTTACGAGGAGTTGGCCGAAGAAGCGTTGAGGAATGAGCCCGGTCTCGTCCCGCCACCCAACGAGCCCTTCCGCCTGACGGTGCGTCCGTTGGGCGTCAGCCCACCTCCAGTGAACGACGTCAATCCGGGCGAAGCCTGGGGGGCTCCGAACGAGGCCGGCCGCCCGAGCGGTCGCCTGTTCGAACCCGACCAGACGCGGATGCCCGACCCTACCGCCTTCAACGAATTCTCCCGCGTGAACAAGATGGGGAGCCAGCCGCTCTTCCTTGGCTCCGAGAGCCACCTTGCCGACGCCGCGCGCGGCATCGGATCCCTGGTGCAGGGTGCGGCGGACTGGTTCGGTGGCCGCGACATGCCGCAACGGCAGCCGCAAGCTCCCGGCGTACAGCCTGGCATGCGATCGGCCGTTTCCGGCCTGCCGCCGCGCAACGCTCCGCCGGCCATGCCTCCCGGCTCCACTCCCACCAGCCAGTTCCTGGGGCAGGCAGCCACCGAGACGGCGCAGATCCCGCACAACATGATCGAGGCCGGCCGCGTCATCAATGACCCCGCATCGACCTGGCAGCAGGTCGACCAGGCGCGCGCCCAGGAAGGCCAGGGCGTTGCCGAGACTGGCATGAACCTGTGGGGCTTCAATGCGCCGTTCTCCGCCCTGCGCAAGGGCGCCTCTGCCGGCGTGTTCGGCGGGCGCCTGTCGAAGGGCTTCGACCCGAACAAGGAGAAGCTGGCGGAGCTGATGGCGCAGAACGGCCAGACGCCGCAGCAGATCTGGAAGGACACCGGGCTGGTCAAGTTTGCCGACGGCAAGTGGGCGCACGAGATCCCGGACCTCGACGCGGCCTATGCGCCGACATCGGCAGCCAAGGTCAAGATGATGCAGGGGGAGCAGCTCTTCCTTCCCGACGTCATTCCCAACCATCCGAAGTTGTATGAAGCCTATCCCGAGCTGCGCCAGCTGCCGGTGTCGCACGATGCCTTCATGCACGCGCAGGGGGCCTACGCCCCGGAGAGCGTGTCGCGCGGTCCGGCGGGCCAGCTCGATATCCAGCAGCGTCGCATCAAGTATCGCGAGCAGGGCAAGGAGGCGCGCGGCGCTACTCTCGACACGCTGCTGCACGAGATCCAGCACGCCATCCAGCAGATCGAGGGCATGGCGAAGGGAAGCGGCACCGATCCTCTACTTTCGCTGATGAAAGGCACTGGCGCGAACAAGTATTATTTGGAGGAAATGCAAAAATCCCCAAGAATTTGGGATGAAAAAGAATACTTTGATTATTATTCCGGACAAGGAGCGGCTAAAACCAAGAACGATTATAAGAGATATCGAGCCAGTGCAGAAAAGGATTTAAGGAGTTTCGAAGAAAATGCCCAATTCAACGCGGCGCATCGCGCCTATCCGGAAAGCGCTGGCGAGAACGTGGCCAACCTCGCGATCGATCGCAAGGACCTGACGCCAGAGCAGGCCGCAGCCATCTATCCGCCGAGCCAGTTTCGCATGCCAATGGATCAGCAGAACGTCGAATTCAACCGACTAATCAATCCGGCAGGCACGGCGCCGTCCTTCCCTGGGGGTCCATTGCCGACGCAGCCGCGCCCGCGTCGCTTGCCAGAGCCAGGACAAGCGCAGATGGGCGGCATCCTCAAGCCGCGCCCGAACGAGCTGGAGCTGCCGCAGATGTCGGAGCGCCCCAGCCCGCTGCTGCCTCCAAAGGGAGAACGCAAGGCCACCGGCAGTCTCAATCCGCTCGACGAAATGGACGTGACCTGGAAGGGCAGGCCCATGGCGCAGTGGAAGCCGCAGGACTGGAAGGAATTCGGTGACCACTACGGCGTCAAGAACCTGGGCCCGTTGTCCAAGGTCGAGCGCTATGTGTCGCCGGACGGATACCCCTTCGAGATCCCCGGTGGCACCAAGGGGACATGGACCTACTACGACCTGCTGCACATGAAGGCCAACCCGATCAATCCGCACAACTTGCCGCACGAGCTTCACGCCGAGCTGCAGAGAAAGCTCGGGCGCACCATGACGCCGCACGGCGAAGTGGGCCAGGACCAGATCTGGAACGGGCTGATGTTCGGCATGACCAGTGCGAGCAATCCGCTGTTCCCGAACCAGCTGTCAGCCAGCCGCTTGCGCCTGCGCGATCCCAAGATGCTCGACGCCTTGGCCGAAAGCATTCCGTGGAAAGCCGGCGAGACCGTGCCGAAGGACGTGCGTGCCGCGAAGGACCTGGAGATCGGACAGATGTTCAATCTGCACGAAGGCAAGAGCGCAGGCAGCACTGGGCTCGGCACGCGCGGCGGCGTCAACTACACCTACATTGCCGAGCTGGCGCAGATGTTCCGCAAGAACCCGGAATGGTTCCGCAAGAAGGATGGAGAAGAATGGATCGACTTCGTCGAGCGGCTCGGCGCGCAAACAAAAGGCCTTTCGATGAAGACCGGATCCTTCGGATCGGTCTGGCAGGATCCCTACATGGCAGCGATCTCCGCCATCGATCGGCACATGGTGAAGGAATTCGAGCGGCGCGGTGGCTTGTTCCTGAACCAGGCCGAACAGGAAGCATGGCAGGCCAAGACGCTCAAATTCTGGAACAAGGATTTGCCTGAAGCGGAACGGATCGGCAGCTGGAAAGAGCTGACCAAGCAGCGCGGCTTCGAAGGTTTCATGAGCGAGAAGCTGCTGGAATATGTCGGATCGCACAGCACGAAAGAATTTCGCAACGTGAAGGGTGAAATCAACCCGAGCCTGCCCGAGCACCTGCGCAAAGAGAAGTGGTTCTATGAGCCGAAGCAAGGCCTGCAGGCCGGCGAAGCCTACAAGCGCGCGCTGGCGGAGAACCAGAAGGCGGCCAACGAGCAAGGCTTGAACCTGTTCATGTCGCAGTGGTTCGAATGGGATCGCATCCGGCAGCGCTTCGAGCCGCACGAGAACATGTTTCCCGGCCTGTCGCAGCTGCCTGCGCCTTCAGCCCGCCAGCTGCAGGTGCCGTTTGGCGCGCATGCCGAAACCGGGCACACGGTCTACGACTACGGACCGACCGGACGGATGAACCCAACCAAGAAGTTTCCGCGCAATCCGTCCGAAATGGGCTATCTGGGAGTGCCGCTTGCTGCAGGCGGAGCCGCCGGTATTGGATCGCTGGTCAAGCCGTCTTATCAGGAGGATGTTCGCTGATGGGCATGCCGGTGGTGACGGTCGCGAGTGGCGGCATCGCAGTCGTGGACGTGACGGCGACGCTGCCGAAGCTCGGCATGCCGGTCACCGAGGCCGTGAACGGTCGCGGCATCGCTGTCACCAAAGTCACCGCGCCGCGCCAGGGCCTGCCCGTGGTGTATGTCAGCACGTCCATCCAGCTGGACGCTGACCAGCCCGCCGAGGAGAGCTGACATGGCCGCACCGACCGTCAATCTCGATCGCACCCAGACCGTCACTGTGGCCAACCCGACGCCGCCGACCAACGTGCCGGTGAACTGGCAGGGCACGCCGCCGACCCCGGTGCCTTTTACCTACACGACCACCCCTGCTGCCGAGGATCCGGCCGTGTTCGCCAATCCGCTGGAAGGGGTCGGCAAGGCGGAGGCGGACGGGACGGAAGTCACCGAGACCGTCGACGGCGGCCGCGTCACCGGGCACAGCGTCTTCGGGAACTACAGCGAGGCGCCGAACACCAATCACCCGAGCGGCGTCAACACGCTCGGGCCCGAGCTGGTGACCTTGGGCGACTTCTCTGCCGCGACGGGCTGGACGCTGTCGGGTGGCGCATCGATTACCGGCGGCCGCCTGGCCTTCGACGGATCCGGCAACGCCCTGGCGACGCGTACGGCTGCGGCCGCCATTACGGCCGGCGTTTACCAGTACGAGCTCGACATCATCTCCACGGCCTTCTCGGTCTTCGTCGCCATCGGCGGCACGCCGCAAGCGATCCCGGGATCCAGCACGCCGGGGCACTTCGTCGGCACGATCACGACGGACGCGGCCAACCAGGCGGTGTCGCTTTCGTCCTTTTCCGCGCCCCACATTCTTGACAACTTCAGCGTGAAGCGGGTCCTTTGACCCAGAGGAGGACGACATGACGACGAAGAAGGAAAAGGCGAAAGCCAAGGCCAAGGCGCGGACCAAGGAGCAGGAAGAAGAGGACCGCAAGGCCGGACGGCTCTATGCGGACAGCGCGGAGGACGACGAGGACGAAGGCGAGTGGTTCGACGAGGACGAGGAAGGCGAAGTCACTCCCCAGGCCGTTCCTCCCGCAGCCCTGGTGCGCACCTCCACGGTGACGACGGCGAACCCGACGCCGCCGACCAACGTGCCGGTGGTCTACCAGGGCACGCCGCCGACGCAGCCCGGCCTCGCGGTCGCGCAGGCGCCGGCTCCGCTGGTCACCGACGCAGGCATCGTCCTGTTCGCTGATCCGCTCAACGGCGCAGTGGCGCGCTCTGCCGTGCTGCTGGCAACGGTGCCGGCGACGACGCCCGCCGCCGAGCTCGCCGGCAGGGCGGAAGGGGACGGATCGGAGTCGGTGTCCTATTGGCCGGTCCCCGGCACGACGACGGCAGCCAACGCCACGGACGCCGCGCGCGGCGTCGGGCCTGGCGTCTACACCGAGAAGCCCAACGCGGATCACCCGAGCTACGGCACCTGATCCATGCGGCGTTGGGTCGAGATCGAAGAAGACGGGCGGACCGTCTACCGTTTCATGGACGACGGCCCGCCCCCGCAACGATCGGATCTGCCGTTCCCTTCCATCATCTCCGACGAGATGGATCCGGTCGAACAGGTCGATGGCAGGTTCTACACCTCGAAGCGCCGCTTCCGCGCCGTTGGGCGCGAGCACGGCTTGATCGAGGTCGGAAACGAGAAGCTTCAGCCGAAGACGCGCGCAAGCGCGGATCCGTCCTTTCGCAGCAAGCGCAAGCGCGTGATCAAGGACGCAATCGAGAAAACACGGGCAGGTCACTATGAGCGATACATTCACGACGCCGCCGGCAGACGCGCCGCAGCCGCCAGCAGAAGTGACGATACCTGAACAGGGTTCAGCAGGCGCCGTTGGTGAAGTCGGCAAGCAGACACCAGACAAGTCACCGGAGCAGGTTGCTCAAGAGAACGCCGTCGCGCGGCGCGAAGCCCTTGAGAAGGCCTACGAAAAGGCCAAGGTCGATGCGACCAAGCGCGCGGCCGCGAAGGAAGCGGACGCCAAGGACGCCAAGCCAGATCCCAAGCAGGCCAAGCCAGACGCCAAGGACGCCAAGCCCCAAACCCAACCCCGGACGCGCGGCGACGGCGGTCGCTTCGTTGCCGGACAGCCGGGCACTGCCCCAGAGGGGGAAGACGCCGGCCAGGCAGCGGCGCAGCAATCCCCAAGGCACGCGCCGCTGCCTGAGACTGCGCCCTATCGCGAGGCGCCGCCCAGGTTCTCGGAGGCCGCCAAGGCCGACTGGCACGGAGCACCGGAAAGCGTGCGCGGCGCCGTTACCCAGGCCATCCAGCAGTACGAGCGCGGCATCCAGCAGTATCGCCAGGCCGCCGAGGCGTTCCAGCCGCTCGCCGAGTATCACCAGATGGCGCAGCAGGAAGGCACCGACCTGCCCACCGTCGTGCGCAACTACGTCGGCATGGAGCAGAAGCTGCGCGGCGACCTGTTCGGCGGCCTGGAGCTGATCATCCACAACCTTGGAATGAAGCACCCGGACGGCAGCCGGGTCTCGGCCTATGACGTGGCCGCTGCCTACCTGCAGCAGTCGCCCGAGCAGCGCAGGCTGACCCAGCAGAACAACAATTCGCAGGCGCAGCACCACTACATCACCCAGCTGCACCAGGAAGTGAAGAGCCTTGCAACCGGCTTTCACCAGATGCAATATCAGCAGCGATATCAGTCGACCTTGTCGGACATCAACAGGTTCGCTGATACTCATCCTGGCTTCGATGAGAGGAGCGATCTCATCAAGCAGGAGCTCGATCATGGCTACCCGCTCGACGTTGCGTATGAGCGCGCCATGAAGCTGCGACCCGGAAACGGGTCAACACACGCGGCTCAGACCCGCAACACACCGGCTCAGACCCGAGACGAAATTGATCGCTCAATTTCCGGTGCTCCCGCAAACGGAGCCGCCGCCTCGCATCGGGCCCCCAAGAAATCTGGATCCAACCGCGAGGCGCTCAGCAACGCCCTTCGCAGGGCCAGATCAGGGGTCTAAACCATGGCCGTAGTCGGCAACCTTCAGGCGGACGTTCACTATCACCAGATCCTCTCCATGGCGCTCGAAGACCGATCGAGCTCCTACGAGGACCTCGTGTCCAACAACAACGCGATGCTGGCCGTGCTCCGACGCAAGGGCCTGTGGCGCACTTATTCCGGGCCGCGCATTCGCCAGACGCTGCAGATCAACAAGCAGGATGCCCAGTGGTACAGCGGCTATGACCAGCTGCTCAACCCGGCGCTCGACCTGTTCAACGACGTGTTCTATTCGCCCAAGATGGTCGTCGTGCCGGTGATCCTGTCGATGCAGGAGATCCTCAACAACGAGGGCGAAGCCCAGCTGATCGACACCCTGGAAGCCTACATGGACGCTGCCGAGCGATCGCTTGAAGACACCATGGACGCCGCCATCTACAGCGCAGGGACGTTGTTCGGCGGCAAGCAGCTGACGGGCCTGGCTGCGGCCGTGCCGGTCATCCCGAACACCGGGGTCTATGCCGGCGTCGACCGCGCCGCGCTGCCGATCTGGCAGACGACGTCATACGACGCCAGCGCTGCCGCCGGCACGACGCCGCTTCCTGCCGCCCTTGGCACCCAGGTGTCGTCGACCACGATCCGGCCCATGCTGAACTACATCATGACCAAGCAGAGCCGTGGCAAGCAGTACGCGGACCTGCTGATCATGAGCCCGGAGCACTACGCGGCCTACGACGCCGCGACCGTTGCGATCCAGCGCCAGACCAACGAGACAAGTCTCGGGAAGCTCGGCTTCACCTCGATCGAGTATATCGGAGGCGGAAAGCGGGCCGAGATCGTGCTCGACGGCGGCATTGGAAGCAACATGCCGGCGAATACTACGTTCGGCCTCAACACGGATACGCTGCGCATCCGCTACAACCCGAACAGAAACTTCGATAGACTGTTCAAGGGCGACGGGATGATGCCGATCGACAAGGACGCGATTGCCCAATTCATCGGGTGGATGGGCGAGCTCACCATGACCAACCCCATGTTCAACTGGCGCTTCAACGACAGCAACCCGGCCGCTTAACCCCGCCGGGCCCGCTCGCCGGGGGCTTCGTCCCTGTGGCTCCCGGCACTTTTTGGAGGAACGACATGGCTCTCGGTGTCAGATCCGCAGGCGTGACCCCGTTTTTCAAGACAATGGCGTTCAAGAACGAGCGCAAGAGCATCGAGGCCGGGCGCCCGATCTTCGAGGACGTCGAGATCGTCGAAGTCCGCCTCGCCGGCTCGAAGGACTGCCCGGTGTTCCGCAGCAACGACTACTCGCACTGGGAAGTCGACGAGGAGACCGGACTGCAGACCCAGCTGACCTATGCGGAGCGCTGGCCGAAGCAGTACCAGCAGTTCAAGGCCAAGCAGCAGCAGACCAAATCAGGAACGCCGCTGGATTACGTTCCTTTCTTGACGGACGCCAAGCGGGCCGAGCTGCGCGCACAGAATATTTACACCATCGAGGCTTTGGCCGAGATCGAAGGGCAGCACCTCAAGAACCTGGGGATCGGCGGCCGCGAGCTGAAGAACAGGGCGATGGAGTATCTGGCCAGCTCCTCTCATGACGGCACGATCCTGCGCCAGCAGGCCCAGATCGACGCCCTGCAGAGCCAGATCAAGCTGCTGCAGGAGGACCGGAAACTGGTCCTTGCCGGCCCGAAGGAAAAGCCGGATCCCGTCCCGACGCCTCCGGAGCCGGAAGGAGACCCCGAGGACGACGAGCCAGAGGACGGTGAAGGCGAAGACGAGCGCACGGTGCAGCCGAGCACGGACGTTGCGGCAGAGCTGATCGGCATGAGCAGGGACGAGCTGCGCGCCCTCATCATGGAGCGGACTGGCAAGCGCCCGGTCGGCAATCCGTCCATGCGCAACCTGGTGCGAATTGCCCAGGAGCTCGGTAGATGACGGTACAGTCTGTCATTCGGGAGGTCTGCTCGTTCGTCGGTGTCAGACCACCGAATGGCAGTGTGTTCGTCTCGTCGTACCAGGACCGCACGGCCTGGGAATTCGTCCAGCTCGCCAACGAAATCGCACAGCGCATCGCCTACGACACGCGCGACTGGACCGCGCTGCGCGCGCTCGGCACCTTCACGGGGGACGGGATCCTGGCGTCCTTCCCCATGCCGGCCAACTACCAGCGCATGCTGCTGACGACCAACGTGTGGCGCTCGTCCAACACGAATGCGCCGCTGAGCTTCGTTTCGGATCCGGACGAGTGGCTGCAGAAGGAGCTGCAGGGCGGCTACATCAACCCGATCGGGGAGTGGACGATCTTCGGCGGAGAGATGCACGTCCGCCCGATCCTGCCGGCCGGCGAGACCGTCAAATTCTTCTACCTGCACAGCAATCCGGTGAAGCTGGCCAGCGGCGGCTACGGCAACCAGTTCCTGAGCGACGCGGACACCTTTCCGCTGTCCGAGCGGCTGCTCAAGCTCGCGATGATTTGGCAATGGAAGTGCAACAAGGGCGCCACCTACGCCGAGGACCTGGCCAATTACGAGGACGCCCTGACCAAGGTCGCTGGTGCCGACAAGCCGTCCCCGATCCTGGTCGGAAGCATGCCCATGTCGTCCGACGCCCACGTCGCCTACTGGGGCCCGACGCCTCCCGGTAGCACCTTCGTCGGCCCGCCCTGATGACGCGGTCCCTGCCCCACTACCGCGATTTCCGGCGCTATGCGGCGCCTGCCCAGGTTGCGCAGCAGATCGTTCCCAAGACCATCCCGGCGCCGACGCGCGGACTGGTGCTGAACGAGAACCCTGCCTTCATGCAGCCTGCCGGCGCGCTGGTGCTCGACAACTATTTCGTCACCGAGAACACCATCCGCCTGCGCGGCGGGTCGCAGACCTGGTGCTCGCTCACCGAGACGACGCCGGTCCGGTCGCTGTTCAGCTACGTCACCGGCACGGCCAAGAAGCTGTTCGCCTCGAACGACACCAAGCTCTACGAGGTGACGTCGGCAACGCCGGCACTTATCCCCGCAATTACCATTGTGGACGGGCACTTCTCGACGGCCCAATTCGCCAATGCAGCCGGCTACTGGCTGTTCGCCGCCAACGACACGGGCGACTACCTGCTGCGCTACGACGGCCTCAGCTGGGTGCAGCTGACGGCAGCCTACGTTCCAGGCCCGGGCCTCCCCGGCCGGGTGACGGGCCCTGCCGGGACCGGCGTCGCGGCCGGGCTCGGGCTGACCCAGGTCTGGAAGTACCGGCGCCGCCTGTTCTTCATCCAGGGCCGCACCATGGATGCGTGGTATCTGGACATCGACGCCGTCGCGGGTGAGCTGAAGCAGATCCCGCTGTCGGGCGCCTTCACCAAGGGCGGATCGCTTTTGTTTGGCTGCGCATGGTCCGTTTCGGCCGGCGACGGCATCGACGACAAGTGCGTCTTCGTCACGACGGAAGGCGAAGTCGCCGTCTTCACCGGCACCAACCCGAACGACGCCCTGAACTGGAAGCAGCAGGGCCGCTACCAGATCTCCAGGCCCATGGGGAAGAATTCATGGCTGAACATTGGCGGCGACGTCCTGATCATCACGGTGGATGGCATCGTCCCAATAAGCCAGGCCTTGACCAAAGACATCGCCGCCCTGGAGTTTTCGGCACTCACCCGACCCATACACCCGCTGTGGATGGAAGAGATCCTCGACAAGAACGACCGCCCTTGGAGCATGTGCAAGTGGGACGAATTCGGCGGCTTGTTCGTCACTTCACCGGGTGGCTTCGTGGGGGACTGGCGCTGCTTCGTCGCTAACACGGTCACCGGGGCCTGGTGCCGCTTCACCGGGTGGGACGCGCTGCAGTTCTGCACCCTGTCCGGCAACATGTTCTTCGGCACCCAGGACGGTCGCGTCGTGCAGGCCGACGTCCTGGGCAAGGACTACAGCTCCGCGCGCCCGATCGGCGTGGAGGTGGAAGGCGGAGCCGCCTTCCCGCTGCGCACCTATTCCTGCACCTACGTGGGCGGGTGGGAGGTGTTCGGGCAGCCGCCCTTCCTGTTCACGCTGCGCCAGGCGCGCTGCTCGTTCCAGACCAGGTCGGGCGAGCCCTTCATCCCGCAGGTCAACGCTTGCGTGAACTACGTGATCGACGTGCCGCCGCCCCCGCCCGCCGGCCCCGACTTCGGCCCTGCGGAAGTCTGGGACGAAGGCTTGTGGGGCGCAGGAGCCGTGCCGCCTCCGGTCGAGCCGCCGCTGGAAGCGAACGAGCCCGGCATGGCGCGCTGGGACCAGCCAGGCCCGACCAACTTCGCCACGCGCAGCACCATGTGGCTCTCGATCGGTGAAACAGGCTGGTCGCACGCCCCGATCGTGCAAGTGTCCGTGTTTCAGCAGACGCGGCCGGATGTCGAAATGCTCGGGGTCAGCATGCTGGCCGAGAAGGCCGGCGTCGCAGTATAGGGGCCACCATGCTTTACCAGCCGACGTCACCGTCCGCTCCGGTCTCGCGCGAGGACCTCGCGCAGCTGCTTGCGTTGCAGTCGATGCAGGATCAGGGAGTGACCGGCGATTTCGGTGCCGGCGCAGTCAGCTCGTCGGCCCCAGCAGGGCACGACGGTCCTGGCGGGAGCGCATTTGGCGACTTCGGATCCGGAGCGCCGGCTCCGGACAGCTCCGTGTCGCCCAGCAGCTCCGTGTCGCCCAGCAGCTCCATGGGAGCCATGACGACGTCGAACGCCTCGATGGTCGGCGGGGGTGAAGACTCCATGGGTGGAGGGTACGCCACCGGAGTGCCTGGCTACGGCCGATCCGGAGACGACACGAGCGATAAATCCCAGGCCAGCCAGGCGACCGACAGGGCTGCGCTGGCAGATGCTGCCCTTGGCAGGAGTGCGATCGCAGACAATCAGGGGGTCCCTGGCCGAGGCGGCGTTGATATGTCGCTTGGCTATTCTCCCTCGATGGGCTTCGTGAGCCCCAATTCTGGTGGGTTTCAACAGGCCGGCGCTTTTTCCCAGACCGGATCTTATGCGCCCGCCGCGACGCCTCCTGACGCTCCACTGGACTTTGCCGACAGAGCGCCCGCCACGGCTCCTCCAAGCCCTCCCGGTTGGACCCCTTCCGGCCCGCCCATGTCCTTTGCCGATCGGTGGTCGGGCGTTCCAAGCACTCCAAATCCGCTTGCGATCACTGTTCATCCCAACGCGCCCCCGCCGTCGCTTCCGACCCCAACGCCCACCCCAACGCCAACTCCAGGCCGCGCCCCTGGCATTCCGAGCCCGGCAACTCCCAGCTATTCCCCCGGCTGGGACATGGGCTCGCCGTCCCCTGGCGGGACCGGCTTTGGGCAGGGCGAATTCGGCGGCTACAGCGGCGGCCACGACAACACAGGCGGCTTCGGCGCCGGTTATTCCGGCTCCTCCGACATGGGGAACACCCAAGGCGCGCAAGGCTTCACGAGTGGAGGCTTCTCGTCCGGCTCCACGCAAGGCTACAGCACGAGCGGCGAAGGCCTCAACTCCACGGGCGCGTTCGGCGGCATGGGGTTCAGTGCGACCGGAGGCTTCGAGGGTGGCGCTCCAAGCGGACAGGGCGGAGGCGACAGCGCTGGCGGAGCCGTCGGCGGCTTCGGCGGAGCCGGATCCGACTTCGGCGGCGGCATGGATGCCGGCGGCAGCCCGGGAGGCGTCGGGTGATGCTGCGCTACGTCTACGATCAGGACGCGCTGGTGGCGGACTTCGTCGTGCGATCGAAGATCGCGTCCGGCTTCACCCAGCGCGCCGGCTTTCCCAGCGGCAATATGCGTGCGATCGGCATCATCAACGAGGACAACGAGCTGATCGCAGGTATCGTTTATTTCAACTACAATCCGGAGGCCGGCACGATCGAGATGAGCGCTGAGGCCCTGCCGAAGCAGAACTGGCTGACGCGCACGACGCTGGCCGTGATGTTTCAGTATCCGTTCATCCACTGCAATTGCCAGATGCTGATCACCAAGACGATGGCGCGCAGCCTGCATGTGCGGCGGATGCTGAAGGCGATGGGGTTTCGGATCATCATCATTCCGCGCGCTGGCGGCCGGAACGAGGATGGCGTGATCGCGCTGCTGACTGTCGAGGACTGGCTGAAGAACAAATTCTGCCAGAGGTTCAATCACCACATTACGGTCAAGGCCGACGAAGCCGCATAAGGGAGGCCTGTTATGGGTTCATGTTGCACGGCCGACGCCCCGACGCCGCCCAATCCGTACCAGACGGCGTCCGCGCAGACTGGCACCAACGTCTCGACCGCGCTCGCCAACTCGTACCTGAACAACGTCAACCAGCAAACGCCGCAAGGCAGTCTGACCAATGAGGTCACGGGCAACTATTCCTTTACCGATCCGACGTCGGGCGCGACCTATCAAATCCCGCGTTGGACGTCGACGCAGACGCTGAACCCGACAGGGCAGGCGACCTTCGACCAGAACCAGCAAGCGCAGCTCAATATGGCCGGAATGGCCAACCAGCAATCCGGCCAGCTCAAGAACCTGCTCGGGACGCCGTTCGATGCGGACGCTGGAGCTCCAGGCGCAGCACCGATGGACTGGCTGCATAGCGTCGGCTTCGCGAGTGGCTATACCGATCCAACGAACGCGTACCAGACCGGCTATGCATCTGGCGGCGACATCACGCGCGACTTCAGCGCTGGCGGCGACATCACGCGCAGCTACGGTCCACAGGACAACTACTCGGCCGATCGGCAGCGGATCGAGCAGAGCATGTTCGAACGGGTCAATCCGCAGCTGCAGCAGGACGAGCAGCGGCTGCGCCAGCAGCTCGCGGACCAGGGCATCCGCTACGGATCGCAGGCCTACCAGGGCGCCTACGATCCCTACAACAGGCAGGTGACGGACACGCGGCTCGGCATCGTGGCTGCGGGCGGCCAGGAGCAGCAGCGCATGGATCAGATGGCTGCGCAGCAGGCCGCCTTTCGCAATGCCGCCCAGCAGCAGGGATATGCGCAGAACCAAGGAAGGGCCGCCTTTCAGAACCAGGCGCAGCAACAGGCTGAAGGGCAGAACGCGGCGCGCGGCGCCTTCTGGAACCAGGCTGCGGAAAGCCAGTTCAACCAGGCCATGGGGCGCACCGGATTGTATAACCAGGCGCAGGCGCAGAACCTGGGCCGCAACCAGTCGGTCTTCAATGCGCAGAACCAGTCGCGCAACCAGTACCTGCAGGAGGCCTACCAGCAGCGCACGCAGCCGATCAACGAAATCACTGCGCTTTTGTCCGGTTCGCAGGTCAGTCAGCCCAACTTCATCAACGCGAACAAGACACAAATCCCGACCACCGACGTCGCCGGCCTGATCAACCAGAATTTTGCGCAGCAGAACGACATCTACAAGACCGACCAGGCTTTCTGGGGCGACATCATTGGCGGCGGGCTCGGAGCGGCCGGCAAGGTCGGAGCCGCCTACGCCTCAGACGTGCGGGTGAAGGAAAACATCGCACCGATGGGATCGATCATGTCGCCCAAGGGCGAGCTGCCGATCTACGCCTACGACTACAAGGACGACTTCGACGACGGCAAGCGCCACGTCGGACCGATGGCGCAGGACGTCGAGAAGATCGCGCCTGACGCCGTCAAGACGATCGACGGCGTGAAGCATATCAAGCGCGACAAGCTTGGGTCTATTTTCGGCAGCAGGGGCTGAGCCATGGCGACCGAAGACCTCACCAGCAACCCACTCGTCAGCTCGTTCTTCTATGCCGACCCGACCGGGGCAGGCATGACCTACGAGCAGCTGAAGGCCCGACGCGCCATGGCTGCCGCGCTCGCCGCCAAGTCGCGCGACTATCCCAACACGATCGGCAAGGGGATCTTCTCGGTCGGGGAAAGTATCGGGGAAACCATCCGCGACACGCGCCTGGACAAGGAAGAGAAGCGCATTCGTGCCGGCGATGAGGAAGCCGCAAAAGAGCTGCGCAAGCTGAACCCGAGCTACACCCCGGTCCCGGTCCCTCCCGTTGCGCCTCCCGGTCCCGCCGCCGCACCGCCTCCCGGATCCAGCTCGGACGCCGGCACGGCAGCCGTTGCCGAGCTGCCGCCAGAACCAGACATCTCCCGCGCGCAGATTGCCGAGGCCTTGATGGGAGGCGCAGCAGGCTCGCAGCCTGCCGCAGGGCCGATGCAAACCAGGATGGCATCGCTCAATCCTGCGGAAACGATGTCGGACGCTGGCCAGCCCGGCATGACGTACGGCGGGCCTTCCCCCGCCGGCCCCGGTGCCTCCATGGCGGAGCGGCCGGACGCAAGCCCGCCGACCCCTTCGGCTCCGCCAGTCCCGACCGCAGGCCCCGGCGCGACTGATACACCGCCCCCGCCGCCTGCCATAGGCGGAGGGGTGCCGCCCCCAATGGCTGGCGCCGCCGGCCCACAACCTCCCGTGCCGCGCGAAATGCTGGCGCAGATTGCCACGGCAAACCAGGGCGCAAACCCGGACGCTCCTGGTCCGGTTCCACCCGGTGGCGGCATGCCGCCGCAAATGCTGGCGCAGGTCGGCGGCTTTGGTGGCGCGGCGGATCCGGCAACTGCCGGCCCGCCTCCTGGCCCCGGCGGGGCTGCGCCTCCAGGAGCAGGCACTGGCTTGCCGGCTTTCCCGCCATCAATGACGGCACCGCCTCCCGGGCCTGGTGGCGTGCGCCCCGGCGCCTCCCCAAACTTCCTGCCGATGTCGGAAGGCGAAGCAACGCGCCGGTTCGGTGCGCCTGGAACGCCCCCGCAGCAATGGGATCCCGACCTGCACGGCCGCTATCGCAGGGCCGTCGAAATGAGCCAGGACCCCAATCGCAGCACGGAATTCCGCAAGAAGGCCGCCGATACGGCCGACCTGATCGAGAAGGCCAACGCCGCGCGCTACAACCAGGGCCAGGAGCGCCACAAAGCCCAGGAAACCCGGCGCCAAAGCCAGGTCGACGACGTCAACAAGCGCATGTGGGAAGAGCAGCTGAAGGAGAATGACCCGATCGAGCAAGGTAAGCGCAGGACGGCGGCGCGCGAAGAGCGGCTCGCCACCAAGTCCGGCATGCCGGCCGAGCGGCTCTACAAGAAGATGGACGAGGAGCTGGACGCCGCGAAGATCACGGCGTCGCGCCAGGAAGACAACCAGATCATCCTGGACGCGTTGCGGTCGGGCCTGCCGATCACCGGACAGTGGGCCGAGCCCCGGCTGGACGCTGCGAGGTTTGGCGCCTGGGCCTTGAACAATCCGCAGCTGGCCGCGCGTGCCGGCAGCACGGAGATGCTGCGCGCCAAGCTGCTCAATGGCGTGTCGAGCGCCATCAAGGACTTGAAGCCGATCAGCAACGTCGAAGTCCAGCTCGGCCAGAAGATGGTGGGCGACATCAGCCAGCAGCCGTCGACCCTCAAGGCGATCGTCGAGCAGAGCATCGCGCGCAATAACCGGACCTTGTCGAGCTATGACGACAGGGCTCATCGCTTCTTCAACGGAGAAGGAGAGATCGCGGAGACCTACAAGTCCCCCAACGCGACGTGGATCATGCCGCAGCATGTGGAAACGCTGGTGCGGGACATTGCCGCAAACCCGGCATCCAGGGCGAAAGAGATTGCCGACTTCAATCGGGAATACGGCCCTGGGTCCGCTGAATTCGCTCTCAACAGGGCCAAGCTGCGAGCTGCCGGGAGCCGCTGATGGGCAAATACGACAGGATCGCCGCGCCGGAAGCTTCCGATGAATTCGTCGGGCCGCTTCCGCCTGACGCGGCTCCCGCCAGGAGCAAATACGACAGGGGTCTTCCCGAGCCGCGCAAGGAGCAGGGCTGGGGCGAGTACCTCGCACAGGGCACGGGCGACTTCTTCGAGGGCGTCGGGCACTACGGCAGCTTCGGCATGCTGCCGCGCATGGACGCCGTTGGCGACGTCATCACCGGGCGCAAGCCGAGCTATGACGAGGCCTTGGCGGCGCGGCTGAAGCGGCGCGAGGCCATTTCCGAGCGCAGCCCCGTCGCGTCGACGGTCGGCGGCATTGCCGGTGGCGTCGGCACTGGCATTGCCGGCGGCGCCACCAAGCTCGGCGCCAACATTGCCGGCCGCCTGGGAGCCGGGCCGCTGGCCCGGTTTGCCGGCTTCGGCACCGAGGCCGCCACCGTCGGGGGCCTGCAAGGCGCCGGCAACACCTACAGCGGTGATCCGGCCGACTACGCCAAGAACGCCGGCAAGGGCGCTGCCGTCGGCGGTTTGATCGGAGGCGCGGCCGGCGCAGCCCTGGTGCCGGCGTCAGCCGTGCGGATGCGCGCCGGCAACCCGGCGACGGGGCAGCCGATCCGGCAACCGAGCGAACAGGAACTGCGCGCCCTGTCGGACCGTGGCTACCAGGTCCTGCGCGGCATCCCGGTGACCTACCCCGGCAACCACCTGCAGGGGACGCTGAGCCAGGCCGAGAGCCAGATGATCACCCAGGGCGTGGCTCCGGAGCAGGCGCGAACCGTGTTCCAGATCCTGGAGCGCATGCGCAATCACCCTGGCAGCATTTCGCCGGCACAGGTCGACGGGTTCAGGCAATCCCTGAACAACATGAAGAACATGCCGACAGTCGGCAGCGAAAAGGCCGGCGTCGCAGCCGCCATCCTGCGCGACACCCTCGACGACATGATCCAGCAAGGGGCCGGCGCCGCGTCGAACCCGCAGCTGGGGGCCCAGGCCGCCCAGGTGGTCGCCCGCGCGCGCGGCGATCGCGCCGCCATGTTCCGCTCGCAGCAGCTGACGGATCCAGCCGCCAACGCGGCCGCCAAGGCACAAGCAGGCGGACCTCCGGTTGGTGAACAGCTGGTGCCGAAGGGCCTGAAGCTGGGAGAGAGGAAAAGGGGAGAGTACCCAAACCAGCGTGGCTGGATCCCAGAGGAACGCGCCCGCCTCGCCGCTGCGATTACGCCGACGCTTCCGGAACGCGTCGCCAAGTTTGGGGCCGATTATTTCGGTCGTGACATCCCGGCGCTGGCCGGCGGCAAATTCCTTTCTGATCGCTTGCGCGGAAGCGCCGCGAGCGGCATCGAGCGCCGCTGGGAAGACGCGGCGGCAGCCATGCGCGGCCGTTCGCCAGCCTACGCGCGCGCCACGCGCAACGCCGTCCCGGTGACGGGTCCAGGCATGGGCGCTGGCACGGCCGGCACCGTCGGCGCCGGCACGGGCGTGCTCGGAACACCGTATACTGACGAACGCGAAGCGCTGGCGTGGTCCGCGCTGCACCAGATGATGCCATAGGGGGCGAGAATGCCGCGCGACATTGGAACGGGGCTCTACCACTATCCGGAAGGCACGCCCGGCAATCCGGCGCAGACCATCTTCAGCACGCGCTACAACACGTTCCTCAACGATCTCGCCAACACGATGAACCAGAAGCTGCCGCTCAACATGGGCGGCACTGGCGCGGACAACACGACGGATGCGCGGGCCAATCTCGACGCCGAGGTGCGTGGCGTACAAGTCACCAACTACGACACGCACGTTTTCGAGGCGGGATCGTTCTGGTCTGCGATTGGGGCTACAGGGGCTCCCAACCCCGGCGCACGTTTCGTTGGAATATGCATTATCATCGAGGATGGCACCAACGACATATTCATTTATGTGACGCCGCCGGGGTCTGCGGGCCCCGTAACATATAACCGGAGAAAGAACGCAGGCGTGTGGGGAGCGTGGGCCGTGATGCCCGGCGCTCTTGCCGATCTGGATGCAATCTATGTCAACGTGGCCGGCGACACGATGACGGGAAATCTGAACCTGGTTTATGCAGACCCGACAATTCAACTCAACAAAGCCGGTGCGGCAAACGTCAGTCAGATTTATGTAATGCTGAATTCTGTCCCGCAGTGGTTATGGCGGCTGAGCGACGCGACACTTGGAGACTTTAACCTCTATCGATTTAACGATGCTGGTGCTCTTCTCGACATTCCTTTGGCCATTTCGCGGGCGAGCGGGATCATCCAATTTGCTGGCGATGTAACTATTGCAAAATCGACACCGAAATTAATCATCAAGTCTTCGCTCGACACCGAAGCGTGTGAAATTTCGCTTGTTAAGGGACCAAAACAAGTTTGGGGGATACGGACATCTGCGGCGGCGGTTGGCGATTTTTCAATACGAAGTTTTGACGATGCTGGAGCCATGCAGGGAATTAACCCATTCAGCATCAACAGAGCATCCGGTTATGTTCATTTGGGGTCGGTTGAAGCCTCCACCTCTACGTCAACAGGAGCACTGCGAGTTAACGGCGGTGTGGGTATTGTTGGCACCGTCAACGTTGGTGGCAGTGTGGTTGCCAGGGGGGCGCTGGGTGGCATCTACAATCTCGATGCATCAATGAATTATATCACCGTCGCGAACACCGCATTGATCGCCATTATCAGTAATTTTTCCGGAATAGTCATCGTCAATTCGTTTGCGAGCGGCATTTGCGAGGCTTTTATTTGTGGTGGAGGGCCTGTTACGCGGTTTGCCAGCGCATCCGGCACCACTCTCATTGGAGCCACTTCAGCTCCGCCGCAGAATGGCTATGCGTTCTACAACAACACCGGGAGCACATCCGATTTTGGCGTGATGGCTCTCCGCACTCGGCCGGGATATTGACCATGGCTTACACCTATGCACCGCACCAGCCGGAAATCTACGACGGCAAGATGTTCATGGTCACGCCGGATACCGGCGAGCCGTTCCTGGTGTCCACGGCAACCGGCGAGAGCGAGGTGCCGGCGCTGGTCGAGCACCACCTCAATCCGCCAACGCCCGCGCCTTATCCGCCGCCAGGGCCGCCGCCGCCTGATCCGCTGGTCGAAGCGCAGCGCGCCAACGCGCGCATCGATGCCGGCGTGCTGGCGGCGCTCGACGTGGCGGTTGCGGTCAAGGGCGCCATGACGGCGCTCCCGGACAACTTCACGGCGGCAAATTTCATCGCGGTGAAGATCCAGCTCGACGCCCTGACCGAGCTCGTCGCGTCGATGCTGCAGGCCCAGGTATCGATCCCTCCGCCGGGAGCCAAGCCGCCATGAACGTCCCGACCGACATCGCCAAGGACGTCGTCGCGAGCCTGCGCGGCACGCCCTTCGTGCTGGTGATCATCGTGTTGAACACCATCGTGCTGGGCATGTTCACGTTCACGCTGTACTCGGTCTCGGAAGCAATGGAGCGGCGCGAAGGCCTGCTCAAGGCCTGCATCGAGAGGAAGTGACATGACCGTCGCCGCTTTTTCCATCCCCTACGACGCCGGCATCGCGCTGTTCACGCAGCCCCTGGCGGACGGCGTGATGCGGGTGAACGGCGAGATCTGCTTCGAACGGGGGAGGCTGTCAGGGCCGCAGCCGTTCGTGGTCGGGCACCGCACCCTGAAGGCGGCCGCGCAGCGCTGGTACATGGACAGGTCGGTCCTGGTCGCGGCCTACACGCGGGATCTGGCCAGCCCTTGGCCGTTCATGCAGAAGGAAGCATACGATGCCCCCAGTGAGCCAGCAGCAGCGGAAAGCGATGGCGGCAGCAGCGAAAGGCAAGTCGTCGCTCGGCATCCCGAAAAAGGTCGGGAGGGAGTTCATGAGTTCTGACAAGGGCGGCAAGCTGCCGAAGCGCAAGGGCAACAGTGGAAAGCGCTGCTAGCGCTGCCAGGACCTGTCGCAGGCCGGGCACGAGATCAGCGCAATCCCTGCCGTGACGCGCACTGTCTTGTTGGCGCGGCTGTCGCAATAAGGGCAGGTATTCTGCGATCGGTAGGGGTTGGGGACCGGCAATGCGCTGCCGGCGTCGACCCATGCCGGACCGGATGGTGCTGCAACTGCAGGCGGCTTGACTGGCTCCAGGATCTTCATGGGCTCGCCCAGCGGAGCAGGCGCGGCCTCCAGCAGGTCGCTCGCCGCGATCAGTAGCTCGGCGGCGTCATCCAGCAGGTGCTCGGTCGGCATTGGGGCGTCATGCGGGCGGCTCATGATGTACGCCGCGCAGGTCCGCATGCGATCGGTGAGCTCGGTCACTGTTCCTCCCGATCGTTCATCAAAACGAGGCTCTCGATTTGCAGTTGCAACAACTTGCACTGACCAATGACGAGGCCGACGTCGCTCAGCGGGTTGGTTTCCGCCCTGCGCATCTTCCAGATCCGTTGCAGGGACGCGGACGCCAGGATGAATTCTTCCTCAAGGGCCCCGTTCATCGATCGAGCGCCTCGTCGAGCACGCCGGCCAACCGGCGCAAGTCGTCACGGACAACGGCCAGGGACATGCGCTCCTGGGGCCCGCTAATTGGTCCGCCTCCGCCTTCCTCGTGGTTCTCGATCATTTTCTCGACCAGCTCCGACAAGGTGAAACTCCAGCGCGGATTATCGTCCTCGTCAGGTCCGAGCGGGAGATCGACATAAATGGTCGTCGGGTCCTTTGGCGGCTTGCCACCGACGCCGTCGGTTTCGCCCCACTCGATCGGGAACCAAGCGTCGCACTTGTATTCTTCCGTGGCGATGTCACAGGCGATCTTGATGATCTTGTTGAAGGCTTCCTGGATTTCAGGCTCCTGCATCAGGCTCCATTCGGAGAACCCAAATTTCGCGGATCGCTTGTCGTATTTGCCGGTGGCTTTCTTGAGGGCTTTACTCATCATTGGGTCCATATCCGTGTGTGCTTCATGGCCCGCCTGACGCGGCGGCCGAAATGCCAGATCATCTGCCTGGCCCGCTCGCGAGACACCCCGAGACGAAGGCCGATTTCCCGCAAGGTCAGCCCTTCCGCCTTCAGCAACCAGGCATGCTCGTTCCGGGCAGACCAATAGCCGTCGTCATATCGTTCCGTGCCGTATCCGTAGCCGGTGGCAATCGGCCTTTTTGGCTCTTCGCCAGTCTCCAGGAACCAGCGTCGCAGGGCTCGATAGGCGTATTTGCGCCTGCAGTCGCCATAGGCCCTGAGCTCCGACACGTCGACGCCGGACCAGTCGTCGCAGAATTGCTTGATATGGATGCAGATCATCGCGTCGGTGATGTTCGTCTCCGCGCCAATGTCCTTTTGAGCGCGGCCGGCCACGAATTCGCGCGCGATCCAGGCCCTGCAGCAATCGTCAGTGATTATCTGCGGCACCGCCACGTTCTCCCGTAATGCACCTTGCGCATCCTGTGGCGCGCGCAGATGTCGAGCGAGGCCTTGCGCACCGTCCTGCGCGGCGGCGGAGACGGCTTTTCCTCCACCTCGACGGTGTCCTGCCAAACGGCCTGGCGAAGAACGGGCTGGACCTCCTGCGGAGGCTCAGGAGGAGCCGGCGTGATCCGGATCGTCTTGACTACCCGGACCAGGGAAAAATCGCTGGACGGGCTCGGCTGTTGAAATGGCAGCCCTTCCCCGGGCCACCAACGCTCATCGAAGGTGTGCTTCGGCCAGACCCGTCCAAACTTGTCCCTGTTCTGGTCGGACTGGGTCCATTGGTCGCCGGACGCCTTTGGTCCTGGCCACAAGGTGCTGACGGTCCCGAACGCGATCATCACGAACAGGACCGGCAAGGCAGGGGGCGCCATCATTTGCGCTCCACCAGCTCGACGATCTGCGCCATCATCTTCTCCAGCTCGCGGCGCGCGTGCCGCTCGTTGTCGAGCTGGGCGGAGAGCTGCGCGACCTTGCTTTCCAGCTCGATCGTGCTCTTCTCGAAATTGTCGATGATGTTGCGCGCGTCGTTGATCGAGTTGCGCACCAGTTCGACGAGGCCGGAATAAGGCGCCATGGTGCCGTCAGGGCGGCCGCCGACAATGCCGCCCGGGCGGGGCGGTGCCGCCTGCAGCGCTCGCAGATTGTCCTTGCGCTGCAGCTCGCGACTGACGAGGTTCAGCTTCTCCAGGTCTTCGCTGTTCATCAGAACCTCTTTTCCATGCGATAGGATGCCTTGTTGCCGGCGCCACGGCCGCCGCCCACCATGGTGATGATGAAGCCTTCCTGGCACGCCTTCGCGGTCAGGTACTTCATCAGCACGCCCAGGCTGTGGGTGCCGCGCTTGGCCTGGATCTTCACGTCGTTGCCCTGCAGCTCTGCCAGGATGTCGTCTGCGGACGCCGTGCGGCGCCGCGCCAGCATCTTGAACACGACCTGCTCGCGCTCGCTCAGGCTCATGAGGTTCTCGGAGCCCTTCTTCTTCCTTGCCATCATTCTTCTCCTTCGATGATCTTGCGGATGTCATCCAGCACCAGGTTGGACAGGTCTTTCTTGGCGCGCAGGTTCTTCAGGATCGCGCGATCAGGTGACCCTCTCGCGATCAGGTCGAAGTAGCTCGCCGTCGCGTTCTGTCCAATGCGGTGGATGCGGTCTTCGCTCTGCCACCGCGCAATGGCGTTGAACGAGTTGGAGTAGTATATGGCGTGTGAGCAGCCCTTTTGCAAGCCGTCGAGGCCGCGCCCTGCGGCGTCCGGCGTCGCCACCAGGTAGCGAATGTCCGGGTACTCGATGAACTGCGTCTTGGCCATGGAGCGCGCTCCGTCGCTCATGGGCCCGTAGATGCACATGGCCGGCGCGCGCTCCATGTTCAGCTTGGCGGTGACCAGCTCGACGTCGTACTGGAAGCGGCACCAGATCACGACCTTGCGGTCCGGCATCTGGTCGAGCAGGCTGAACAAGGCGTCCATGCGCGGATTGACAATCGGGGTGGTGTCGGTCTCGGACAAGCGCGCGAAGCCGCACGAGATCTGCTGCATGCGCAGCAGGGCAGTCGCTGCCGTGCTGGCCAGGATGCGCTGGTCCTTTTCCTCGTCGAGCACGGCGATGCAGGTGTCCTTGATTTCGCGGATCAGCTTGATCTGCTGGTCGGTCAGGTCGAAGGCGACGGTGTCGTATATTTTCGGTGGCAAGTGCAGCTGCTCCTTGGTTGCGCGGAAGATGTGCGGCGCCGTCAGGCTCTTGAACAGCTCCAGGTTCCTGTGCCCGACCACCTTGCGGTTCTCGAAGCCGCCCATGATGCAGAACTGCGCCAGGAACGACGTCTTGTACTTGTGGCCGATGATGTCGGGGTTGAGGAAGTAGAACTGCGCCCACTCGTCCGTCAGGTCCTTGGCGATCGGTGTGCCGGTCATGATCATGCGCTGTTTGCACTGCGCATTGAAGGCGAGCAGGCGCAGCCGCTTCGAGCGCTTCGCTCCCCAGGACTTGATGCTGTCGCTCTCGTCGACGACGATCAGGAGCTTGTCCTTGTGAACGTGGCAAAAGCGCTCCAGCACGCCGTAGGCCTTGTCGCTGTTCAGGCTGTCGATGTTGGTGGAGAAGATCTGCAGCTCCTGCGTCGGCTCCCCGACCCAGTGCGGCTCTTTTCTGCCGTTCCACCAGGCGGCCCTCAGTGGTACGTTCTCCCACATGTGCAACGGGATCTGCTCTTCGACCCATTGGGCGTGGACGCCCTTCGGGGACGAGAACACCAGGACGCCAGTAACGAGGCCGCGATGCCAACGCCAGGAAATGATGTCGAGCGCTGTCTTGGTCTTGCCGGTTCCGGGATCGGAAAAAAGCGCAAAGACCGCCGCGTCACGGAAGCGCTCGAAGCATTCGAGCTGGTAGTCACGCGGCTGCATGCGAAAGGCGGGAACGATCCCGACCGTTACGAGCACCTGCTCGCCGAACTGCGGAAGGCTGAACGCAAGCTCCGGGAAAGCTTGCTTAATGATCCGTAGATTGTGCGGCGTCGTCTCGAAGACGAAGCGATTTTCCTGCTCGATCCAGCGCCTGCGCCCTTCCAGCTCGTTGGAAAAGGTGCGCCCGTGCTGCGCCACGTCGCCGCGCAGGACGGAAGTCTGGGCGCCGATCTCGATCTCGATCATGATCCCCTCATTGCCGGGCCTCGCGGACTTCTGGCTTCCCGGTTGCCGCGTTTCTGTCGCATCCCGCTTGAAGCATGTCCTTGCACTCCGCCTTGGACATGCATAGCCCCACCCCTTGCGGGGGACGGAGCGGCTAGAACTCCTTGGAAAGCCCTTTACAGCGTCGCCTCGTCCGGGTCAATCGGCAGCTTGATGATCGATCGCACCCATTTGCGCTGCTCTATCTCGCCTGGATAGCTGGCCAGGTCCTGCGCTGCCTTGGGCGACATCATGACGGTTTGCATGGTGCTGTCGATCTTGAGCCGCTCCTTGAAGGCGACCCAGCCGACCTTTTCCATGATGCGGCGCAGCTCCAGCTTGCTCTCGTAGACCTGCTTGATGTTGTGCTGCAGCATGCGCAGGATGGCTGCCTCCGCGACCGAGATCGGCATGTCGACGTGCGCCTCGCACCAGTCGTGCAGCAGCTGCGCCGCTTCGCTCTCGCTCTCGCGCTGCATCTCGCGCTTGCGCGCCGTCATGGGCGCGTGCTCGCCTATCCTGACATAGTCGCCAAACGTCTCGGCCCAGTGCCTGATGATCGACAGCCCGGTCCCTTCGAGCCAGTCGTTGAATTCGACCCACTGGCGGTGCGGCCACGGTGTTTCCGTCAGGGTCGGAACCAGCCATCTGCGATCGGTGTTGTCGAGCTTGAGCGCGCGCAGCGAATTCGAGCACGCCATGACGTGGATCCAGTTCTCCGTCGTGTAGGAACGGATGAACTTCTCGTTCACTGCCGTCTCGCGATCGGTGATGTATGACTTGAGCAGGTTTGCCGCCTTCCACGATCGTCCGGTATAGATCTCGCCAATGAAGGCAAAGCGCTTGTTGACCAGCCAGGAATTGAACTGGCTTTCCACTACCTCGCGCTCGTTCGGAAAGCTGCAATTGTGCATGCCGACCAGGGGAGCCAGGATCTTTTCACCCAGCGTGTTCTTGCCGATCCCTTGCGTCTCCGTCACCAGCAGGGTGGCGTAGCCCATGCGGATGGCGGGTTGCGCGATCAGGGTCGCGCACCAACGCATCATCTCGTGCCGCTCCGCAGGGTCCGGGAACAGGTAGCGGATGAACTCGTTCCAGGGCGTCGCGTCGCCGGCCATGGAGGCGATGCGCGTGGGAGAGAAGACGTTGATGGCGCGGACGTCGCCCTTGTTGCTGATCACGCGCTCGTCGGTGTCGGGGCGGTAGGCGATCTTTGCCAGTTGCGAGCGCCACTCCGCGCGCAGCATGGCGGAGATCGACTTGCCTCCGTGGCTGAAGGCGGACGCATATCCGTCGAAGATGTCCTTGGTGTAGCGCATGGTCGGGCGCTCGACGCAGACATATTGGTCTGTCTCCCTGACCCACGACCAGAGGCTCTTGAATTCGTTGCGCAGCACGATCGCCTTTTTCTTCGACCCCTTCACCTGCACTTCGTCCGTTGCCCAGGTGGCAGGCTGCAGGTGGTCCTCGAAGCTCGGGCCGCGATAGATGGTGTCGTTGGCGCGGTGGTGAAAGAAGTTGTCCGGCCATTCGTCCGCCAGGTCGAAGGACGGAGGGAAGGTGTCGTTGAACTCGACGCTGAGCGCCATGATGCCGCGCAGCTCCCTGGCAATGCGCGGCACCGCAACGGTGCCGTGGACGTCGTTGTCGGCAACGATGTAGGCGATCTTGACGCCTGACTTGGCCAGCTGCGACCAGTCAGTCCTGGATGGATTGAGGGCGCCTCCAATCCAGCCCAGGTGCGCGACGCCTGACATGTCCTGTCCCCAAGGGTGCGCCTTCAGGGCTGCCCTGTCGGCCTCCGTCACCGGGTTGACCAGCCGGTGCATGGCGCGGGCCGCCTTGGCGCCTTCATGGATGAAAACGGTCGTGTGGTCCTTCAGGTGCTCCATGCCCCACAACGGCAACGGACCGTCCGGCTCCGTCATGCGCCACTCGTCGTCGTCGAAGCAGGTCCACGGGCGGTACTTGCCGCGATCCGTCTTCTCGGTGCGCTGCTGCAGCATGATCAGCTGTCCGGCCTTGTTGCGGAATTCGAACAGGCTGTCAGGCGGCTCGCCCTTGAGGGCGTCCGGGAGCTCGTAGATCTTGCCGAGCAGCTTCGATCCCGGCCATTGGTAGACTTCCATGTCCTTGATGATCGCTTCGAGCTCTTCCTCGCTCGGCGCGTAGTCGTCCGCTGACGCCGCGACGGTGCGCGCCTTGGGATCGAAGCGGACGTAGGCGCGGTCCTCCCAATACTTGCCCTTCTTGTCCTCGATGATGGCGACGCGGATGGAGCGGGGAACGGCGCCGATCCTGCCCAGGTAGAGCGCGATCGACGGAACGTCAGTCAGCTGCGAGATCTTTTGCATCGTCTGCCACCCCTGATCCAATGAAGCGGAATTTCTCCAGCCGTATCATGCGAAAATCAGCAGGGACGGTGCCGCGAATGGAATAGTAGCCTTTGCCGCGATCAATGATTTCCTTGCCCATCTCTTCGAACAGCGACCAGTCCACCTTGACGAAGATCTTGTCGGTGTCGTCTCTGATCCAGAGATTGAGCGCGTGGTCTCCGCCAGCCTTGCGTCCTTGCCTGCGCTGGATCCGCTCGGGGGAATTCTCGCTGATTTGCTTCAAGGAGTCGATCAGTCCTTCCACCCGCACGGTAAAGGACTGCCCATTAGGCTGTATGTCGATGATGTCGGTGCGCTTCGACACAAGATCTTGTTTCAGCTGCTCGGTCATCAGACCGGATATAGCGGTCTGGATCGGCCAGAGGTCGTCCACCTTGGTTTTCATGCGGTGCAGGATCTTGCCGATATTGGCCGGCAGGCGCTCGTTGGGGCGGACACGCGCGGACAGGATTGTCCTTTGGTGTTGCGGACCTATACCAATGATATTGCTCAGGGGTCCGATCAGGGCCTTGCGATCGTCGATGGTCGCCACCGTCCATTTGTCGGTCGACAGCTTGGCGTCGGCAGGCAGATACCGCGTGCCTTCCCTGGCAAGCTCGCGCAGCAGCTTGAGCTGCATGTCGTCGCCCGCATGGGTCAGGGTGGCTGCGGCGAATTCCAGCGGATGGTGCGCCTTCAGCCAGCAGCACCAGAACGAAATGACCGAGTAGGCCACCGCGTGCGACTTGTTGAACGAGTAGGCTCCTGACGCCTTCAGGACGCTCCAGACGTCGTTCAAGGTTTGTTCCGGTATGCCGGCGGTAATGCCGTTTCGGACAAAGCTCTCGAAATATTTTTCCATGGCCTCAGGCCCTGCCGACTTCGAGATCAGCCGGCGCAAAGCAGACACTTCCTCCCACGACATGCCGACGGATCGGCAGATTTGCATGACCTGTTCCTGGTAGATCACGATGCCGAGCGTCGGTTTCAGGATCGGTTCGAACAGCGGGTGCGGCCAGGTCGGCTTGGCCTTGCCGGTCCTGATGCCGACCCAGCGCTGCGCTTCGCCGCTGTCGAGCGGTCCCGGGCGTGCCAGCGCCGTCATTGCCACCATGTCGTCGAACGAGTTGATGGTGGTCTTGGTGCAGAGGTTCTGCAGCGCGGGCCCGTTGAACTGGAAGATACCGGCGAAGCGGCGCGCGTTGAGAATGTGCAGGGCCTTCTGGTCGAAGAACGAGACCTTGGACAGGGCGTCGCGCGGCAGGCCGGCGAGCTCCAGGGCGTCCTCGAAGATCGACAGCTGCGTCAGCCCGAGCGCGTCGATCTTGAGCAGGTTCAAGGTCTCGGCGTCGCGGTAGTCGCACATGGTGGCGCCGGTCCGCCGATCGACCGCCACGACGTCGGCAACGTCGCCGGCCGTGATCACGATGCCTGCCGCATGCTGGCCAGCATGCCTTGGGTGATCCTCCATGCGCAGGGCGTTGTGCTTGAGCTCGGGATAGCTCCTGGCCAGCATGCTGCCTTCCAGGGCCTCCTTCAGGGATGTCTGCTCGGCCTGGTCCGCCAGCGCGTCGGTCGCCCACACCGGGATGTCGAGCGCGATCGCCAGCTCCTTCAGGGCGGAGCGCGGCTGGTACATGTTGACGGTGCCGAGCCGCGCGACCTTGTTCGCCCCATACTTCTGCCGCAGGTAGTCGAACACCAGCTCGCGGTGCTGGTCGGAAAAGTCGATGTCGATGTCGGGCAGGTCGGGTCGGTTGACGTCGATGAAGCGTTCGAACAGCAGCCCGTAGGGGATCGGGTCGACCGTGGTAATGCCGAGCAGGTAGCAAACCAGGGATCCGCAGGAAGAGCCGCGCGCCGGCCCCACCAACATGCGCTCGCGCGCCCAGGATACGAGATCGGCCACCAGGTAGAAGTAGTCTTCGAACCCCTTGGACGCGATCAGCTCCAGCTCGCGGTTGAGGCGTGTCGTGTAGGTGTCGTTCAGCGACAGGCCGAGCTTTTCCGCCCCCAGCAGGCATATTTGCCTCAGTGATCCCTGCGACCTGTCCGGCTTCAGCATGGTGGCGTGCGGCAGGACGGCGATCGCCTGCTCCAGGACGATATTGCGGTTGTCAATTGCCTCATAGGGCAAGTCGAGGTCGAGATCGTGATCGCGCAGGCAGCGCTCCAAGTCATAGTCCGACAGAATGTGCTGCTCGTAGGACTGCGACATGGCGCGGCGGCCGCACACCAGCTCATAGAGGGCGCGGTCGCGCTCGAAAGGAAAGCGATTATTGCAGACGGCGACGGGTGGGTGACGCTGCTCCAGCGCGAGCGCCAGCTGCGGACGCACGACGCCAGGGCCCGCACCGAACCACAACCCCGGCCGGGCTTGGAGGGTCCCGACCGGGGCGCGATGACCCATGATGACGTTGACAACTGACGCTGCACTGACTGCCTGGTCGATCGTCAGCAGGGGTTCATAGCGAAATTGCCCGGTCGCCACGCCAATGAGACCGTGCAACGGAACGACGCTATCACGCGAAAGAAAAGTCCAATAGTCGACGATCGGCTTTTTTGCCGTAATGTCGCTCGACACGGCGAGCTCGACGCCGAAGACCGGATCCATGCCGAGTGCGCGCGCCTGCGCCGACCACTTGACCCAGCCATACGTGCTCGCCGTGTCGGTGATCGGGGCGCGGGAATACTTGAAATGCTGCAGCAGCTTCAGCACGTCCTCGATCTTGCCTGCTGCGTGGCGGAAGGAATATCCGGTGCGGATGCGTGCGCTCATGTTTTTCCTTCCTTTGCGAGAACGAAACCCTCCGCATAGGCGCGAGCCTTCCATAGCTCCAGCTCGATGCGCAGCTGATCGACCTCGTTTTGCCGCGCTTCATACTCGTCCGCCATCCTGACCATACGCTGGCCGTCGACGCGGCGCGCAGCGTTCAGCCGTTCGATCTCGTTAGCGGCTTCAACGCAATCCTCGTCAGGCACGTCAATCACGTTGCCATGCCCCATATCGACCATCTCCCGGCGACTGCGCAGCCGCTCCACGATGTCAGTCATGTGTGTCACCTCGGATTGCGCGGTCGGCGCGGTCGGCCATGTCGTGCGCGAGCGTAATATCGGCCGTCGCCGGGCACATATCAGCGATCTCCACGAGCGCCTTGCGCAGCAACTCGATCTCGTCTGCGGCCTCGCGCCCAGACATCTGTAGCCACGCGCGGCCAAGGCCGGTCCAGTGACCGCTCTCGATAAGGCGCAGCCGCTTCACGATGTCAGTCATGGCGACCTCGCTCAGCGTCGTCCTTGGCTTGCAGCTTCATGCCCTCGATCTCCGCGCGCATCCGCTCGATCTCGCGGTTGAGTTCACACACGTTGGCGTTTGCGCGCACCATGTAATCGTCATGCGCCGCCGTTAGCCGCTCGATCTCGGATAGGTCTTTTTGGCGCCGCTCGTTATAATAGCGAACTTGCCCATCCAGATACGTATTTAGCCGCTCTATCTCGGCCGCGAGCAAAGGCGAGGCTGCGTCGATGGCAGCGCGGGCATAGTCGAGATGAGACGGCCGGTCGTTCTCACGCTCAAGCGCGAGCATTGCATTCGCTGCCGCTTCCACCGCGCTCTCAGTCATTGGTTCATCTCGTGCTCGATGCCGCACTCAGTGAGCACCAGCCGCTCGCCGGGATACACGACCTGACCTCGAATTTTCGGCACCACCCTATCCTTGAGGACATGCGTGCCGTCCTCCTGTTGCACCCACATCCTTACGCGACCGACCATGCGCGCCTCCTGCACCCACTTCGGCCACAGCAGGTATGGCTGCCCGGTGAAGGTCCACGTCTCGCTCATGCCAGGTTCCTTTTGCGCAGCTCTTTGTAGCAGCGCAGCAATGCGCGCACGTCCGTGATGGCGCGGTGGGCGCCTTCGAAGTCTTCACCGAACAGGTGGCGGTGCAGGCCGGCGAGCTTGAGCCGGTGGCCGAGCAAGTGCTCGGTCGCCTCCACGGTGCAGATCCCCTTCGGCCACGTCACGGCGGCGGAGCTGGCGCGACGGAATTCGTTCGCCAGCATGTGCATGTCGAAGAACAGGTTGTGCGCCACCATCACGTCGGCAACGATCAGCAGCGAGCGGATGGCCGGTGCGTTTGTGGCAAACGGCGGCGCGTCCTTCACCATGTCGTCGGTGATGTTGTTCTTCTTGGTCGCCTCTGCCGAAATCGGAACGCCCGGATTGAACAGCCAGCAGTGTTCCTGCTCGTCGCCGGTCTCGTCGTTCCAGAGGATGCCGGCGAACTCGATCACGCGCGGCTGCTTTTCGAGCGGCTGCAGCGAGCTCTTCGGGAGCCCGGTGGTTTCAGTGTCGAAGATCAGATGCTTCATCCAAGACCCTCTTCTCAGCCTGCTTGAGCAGCTTGAAAGCCTGCTCACTCATATGAGTGAGCGTTCTTTGCTTCATGTCTTCAGGAGCCGTCCTGACGTGCCAGCCCAACAGGGCGATGAGCACGAGGTGACGCTCTTTCAGGTTCATTTTCTCCAGGAGGGCGACTGTCCGGTTCAGAAAATCAATTTGAGCCCGTTTGTTCATGGTCATCACCCGCCGGTTTCACGGTTGCCCTGCGCCCGACGAAGATGCCGAGCTTTTCCCAAGCCAGCTCTTCGCCGCGCTTGAGCTTCTCGCGCACGAACGCCTGCAGGGTGGAGTGGTGGACGTCCTGCTGCACCCTGACGTCGAGGCCGCGATCCTGCAGCTCGCGCGCGATCGACAAGGCCTTGTTGTGTTCCT